GGATTCTCCAATACAACCCTAGCCAATCTTTCTATGACTTTTAGATCATAATCATGACTGTCAAACGATTTAATCAAAGAATCCGCCGCCACCCTTGGATCCATTCCGCGGCAGAGATATATATCAATGCTGGCATAATTAAATTCTGGCCAAGTGTGAATAGATAAATGACTTTCTGATACTGCGACAATTCCTGTTACTCCCCATTGACCACCAAAGTGGTGGAAATAATCGTGAAGGATATGGGCACCAGCATCTTTTGCCGCCTGAATCATACTGTCTCTTACGAACTTGTCATCCTTAAGTTTTTCAGCGGCAACATGATTGATATCAAGTAAAATATGGGTTCCACTCACAAGTGTTTTTTGTGTAGTCATTCTTTTGATTCCGAATTTAGAAGATTAAAAATCTATTTATAGTTTACAACTATCACAGTCTTCGTCTTGAATCGGAACCTCGCTCACGGTAGGCTTTACTTCAATTTCACCCGACTGATCATTAGTATTAAAATAATATAACTGCTTACCGCCAAACTTATAGAACATCAAAATATGCTTCAACATGTCGCTTAGAGGAATTTTTTCGTCTGGATAGAACTTAGGATTATAAGAGGTGTTTACAGAAATACCTTGATCAATATACTTCTGTAGAACGGCACAGATATTCAGATAACCTTCAGGAGACTTGATATCCCAAAGAAGTTCATACTTGTTTTTCAGTCTCTTTAGATTAGGTACTACTTGCTTTAGTACACCATCCTTAGACTGCTTCACACTAATCAAGCCACGAGGAGGTTCAATACCATTCGTGGCATTGCTGATTAGAGCAGAAGTCTCAGCAGGCATGATTGCCATCAGAGTAGCATTACGAATACCAGTTTCCTTTAACTGTTCACGCAAAGCATCCCACTCCATATATTCTCTATGTTTAACTAGATTGTCAACATCTTTTTTGTATGTATCAATGGGTAGAATACCCTTTGAGTATTTTACATTATCGGGTGCGCCAAGAGTTCCCTTTTCTTTTGCAAGATCAGCAGATGCTCTAATTAGGTAATATGACCAAGCCTGTGCAAACTCGTCAATCATAACAAGATTTGGATTGCTATATGTCATATCATTTGTTGCCATCCAGTTGGCAAAGTTAATAATACCAATACCTAAAGGACGATACTTCCTTGTTGAAGTCTCAGCGGCCTTTACTGGATAAGATTGATAATCAAGCAAAGCATCTAGCGCACGAACTGCCAACTCACAAGGCTTCTTGAAGTCTTCAGGAGTCTTGATCTTACCCCAGTTGATTGCTGATAGAGTGCATAGAGCAATCTCACCTTCTTCGTCATTGATATCTTTCAATGGCTTAGTTGGTAGATTAATTTCACAGCACAAATTACTTTGCCTGATAGGTGCGTCAATGAATGAGCCATGATCATTAGCATGGTCAACATTCATAAGATAGATACGACCAGTATCTTTTCTTTCTTGAATGAAAGAAGAAAATAATTCAACAGCAGAGATTTGCTTCTTCCTTAGTTTGGTGCTTCTTTCTGCCTTTTCATAAAGTTCCTTGAACTTTTCTGCATCAGTAAAGAAAGCATTATATAATTCTGGCACATCTCGTGGAGAAAATAATGTGATCATTCCACCAGAGATTAGTCGTTCATACATCAACTTATTAAACTGTACACCATAATCCATATGACGCACACGATTTTCTTCTGTGCCTTTATTGTTCTTTAAAACAAGTAAGTCTTCTACTTCGAGGTGCCAGATAGGATAATATAGAGTCGCCGCGCCACCCCGCACACCACCCTGAGAGCAAGACTTAACAGAAGCCTGAAATAACTTATAAAAAGGAATAACACCAGTATGAAAAGCATCACCGTTGCGAATAGAACTGCCGATAGCGCGGATATTACCACCACCAATTCCGATTCCAGCCTTTTGCGAAACATATTTAACGATTGCAGAACTTGTTGCGTTGATTGAGTCAAGAGAGTCCTCCGTTTCTACTAGAACACAGGAAGAAAATTGTTTCTGCGGTGTCCTTAGTCCAGCCATGATGGGAGTTGGCAAAGAAACATCAAAGGTGCTAATAGCATCATAATATTCTTTTACCCACTTCATTCTAGTTTCTTTTGGATACTTTGCGAATAAATTCATCGCAATAAACATATATGCCATCTGTGGAGTTTCGTAGAACTTCTTAGTGACACGATTCTTTACGAGATACTTACCGCGCCACTGTTCCATAGCAGCATAGGTGAATAGAAAATCACGATCATGATTGATATAATTTGCTAACTCAACCCATTCGTCTTGATTATAATCCGAAGCCAAAGATTTATCATAGTAACCCTCAAGCACAACCCTACCATAATGTTTGAAAAGGTGCCATGGTTCATATTCACCATAAACTTCTTTACGAAGATTATAGTTGATCAATCTACCGGCAACATACTGATAGTTTGGATTTTCTTCTGTAATTAAATCAGACGAAGATTTAATAATTGTTTCTTGAATATCAGAAGTTTTAATCTTATCATAAAATTGAATGTGTGACTTGATGGCAATTTCTGAAACAGAAACTCCAGTTAAACCTTCACATGCCCACGAAATTACTTTATGAAACTTCTCAATATCTAATAGTTCTTTTTCGCCATTTCTTTTTGTTACTGTAGTTATCTGATTCATTTATTATTTTCCGAGATGATATTATCGTAATTTACTTCGTTGTTATGTATTGTGTTCTTGTAATTAGGATCAATACTGTATGTAGTTTCGTGTGGTAGTAAAGAATATCCTGCGATATCATCCCAAGTATCTTGATAATAAGGATCACCATTCACTGCTCTAGAAAGTTTATTAGCGATCATATCTAACTTCTCTAAGATTGCTGGACTGCAATCTTTATAACTAGAACCTAACTTATATGCATCTTTAATTGCTTGTGCTACGGCTGCTTGAGTCTGCCAGTCGCCGTACTTAGAGTTTCTTTCTCTATGAATATTATCTATATGTTCGCTCATGATTTCACCAGTTATGAATGATGTTGAATATAATAAAAAAGTTGGTAATTACCGCTTGTATAACTAATAGCGTTCTAATCCATGCTACACGATCTGCTTCTGAATTACAAGCAGAACTTTTTTCACCTAGTGCTTTACACCAGATTCTCCAAAACATTATACGCTCTTTTTAATTTCTTCTAGTGTTTTAATTTCTTTGTATGCTTTAATAACATTAGGAAAATGTGTGCCAATAATTTCCCAACACATTTCTGCTATCTCACGATGTTCTTTTTGTGTGGCTTTGTCCATTCGTAGTTGACAATAATGAATCCAACTCCGGAGAGTACCAGACATGATTACAACAGACTCAGTAAGTCCTTCTGGTAATACCGCTCTTGCTTGTTCTTTAGCAATACCATGATGTATTGCCCAAGTATAAATCTTTCTTGCTTCGTCAATAAGTGAATATTGAAGCATGTTCCAATTTTCTTTTAAATCGTTATCAGCAGTTTCAATAGAGTTTTGCCTATTCTTATCGTCTTGTAGTCTTGCTTCGCGCTTTACGAATCTTAGTTCTTTGGTAGGATCCGCATAACGCTGAGAAAATTCTTGGAAACTAAATGACCTGTGACGAAGAATCTGTCTAGCAATATCACGGGTAGTCTTAATTTCAATAGCAAGACTTACCATTTCAAATGGTGACCAATGTTGATTCTTGATTAGATACTGAATAAGTTTGCTTGCCGTCTCTGTATTATTTTGATTAGAAGGATTAGATACTCTGGCAGCCCATGCAACAATTTCTTCTGCACTATTACATTCTGTGTATGCACTTGGCTTACTGACACTAACTAGATTCACTTCTTGCATTTAATAATCTCCTAACCTTTAATAATTTCTATTATCTTTCTCACCATAGGAAGTCTGTACTCCCAATATGTATACTCAATTTTTTCTTCAAGAATTTCTCTAGGAAAACTTGTAACCTTTTTACAAGGATCTACTATACCTTCTTCAATACAAATAAGTTTACAGATTTCTTCTGTTTTAGGATGATCAGATTTCTGTAAAGTTAATTGTTTCTTAGTGTATTGCATCGTCTGTCTTTGTTATTGCTCTATATGTTGGATATAATCCTTCGTAGGAGTCTTCATAGCAACGTTCAACATATTCTAACCATCTGCAATCACAGTTTCCAACACGAACGGGATACCAAGCAAACCAACGATGCCAATTCGTCTTTAACTTATACCAAGTTTGATAATCTGTTCCACAATTAAACTTCATTTTTTAATCCCACAATGATCTGTAATATTTACCGAATAGAATTGTTGCGTTTTGAATACGCTTATTATGTGCCTCATATCCCTTACGATCAAATTCGTCACCTTCAAAGAAAATGCGATCATGATCAAAATCTTGTAACTGTTCAAATGCCCAGATCATTTCGTCTAGAACATAATCCCAACGTTTATGAACATTATCATCAACGTCCCATTCATTTTTCTTTGGCGGTGCAGCAGTACTACGAAGATGCTTCGGCACATCCTTGTCATCTACCATACCAGAACTATGCTTTGTATTCTTTAGTTGCTTTAACATAGGTAAGATGATAAGAGCCAAAGTATTATCCATACTCCAAGTATCTTGAGGATCAATCTTCACATAATTGATCTTTGGCTTCTTATAACGAATAAAAACTTTCATTAGCACTTTCTCCAATTCATCAATTCAACTTTTGCTTCAAGACCTTTGAAGGTCTGCTTATCAATAACAATCTTGATATGTTCAGCATCATTACCAGACACTATCATATCATTAATATCTTTCTGTGTAAAGCATTTATTCCAGATTACCACATTATGACCTTTGTCAATATGGTTTTCCATACGCCTTACAATTTCTTTATTTCTAGGTTCATTATCAAAAACATAAACAACATCATTAAATGTATTGTCTAACCTTACGTCAGCACCAGCCATGGCGATGCTGTTAGGTATAAACATACTATCAAAAGGACCCTCAAATACATAGATTCTATTGTTCTTATTTATTGAGTCTAAACCAAAGATTTTAGGTTTGTCTTCAATCATCACTGTTATATATCTTAGATTAGAATTAGGATTCAAAGACCTTCCTTGATAACCAAAAAAGTTTTTCTCCTCATCAATGAAAGGTATAATGATTCTAGGTTCTTTTATTGTTGTATCAAACTTATCTGGTATAATACTGTTTGTCCAACCAGCGAAGTCTGAACAATAAAATAGTTTAGCATGAAATTCATTTGGTATCTTTCTGCTGACAATGTATTGCTTTGCAGGATGATCCCATTGTAATTGTGAAATCTTCTTTAGTTTCTTTAAAGGAGAATTACCAGCAAGAAACTTAGGTCTGTCCATCTTAGGCATGATGGACTCTTTCTTAGGTGCTTCTTCTTTGTTAAGGTATTTTTCTTTGCTATATTCTTCATATAGAACCAAATCTATCTTAGCCAAGAACTTAGAGAAACTAAAAGACGCCTCACAGTTATGGCACTTGTAAAATAGGTTGCTTTGTCGCTGAACGATATATCCTCTCGCCTTTAATTTATTCTTCTGACTGTCACCGCAGATAGGACAGCGAAAGTTGGCGAGAAAGGGATTATGGTTTTTGATTTTATATAAAGGTAGTCTGGCCGAAAGTAAGTTGGTATACTTAAGGTCTATCCAAAAATTATTCATACTATAAATCCTATAGATTAATCAGAACATATCCGATTATACATCGGTTATATCAGAATGTCAATAGGAAGTTTTAGAATTTGGCTATGAAAGGTATAACGCCTAGTTTATATAAAATAAAAGAAAGAATTACGCCTATACCATATAGAATCAATTTACCTTTATCTAATGTACTGGTAATCTTTTGATTACTGTCATAATAATCTTTTAGGTCTTTTCTTAAATCTTTCATTTCTGAAAGCATTGTTTTCTCGAAATCTTCCATATCTTGTTTCAACTTCTTTTCTGTTTCGTTGACAACAAGTTGTATTTTGTTGTGTGCTGTTTCGGATTCGTTTCTTCTTTTTTCTATTAATGAATATAGATTATCAGTACTTTCTTCAAACTTATTTATTTTAGAATTATGGACGGCAAGCATTTCTTTGATTGACGATGATATGTCCGTCATTCTTTCCATGGCAGTTTCAAGTCTTGAGAAGATGTTAGATACATTACCTAACTCTTGTTCAATAAGCGCGACTCTTACTGGAATTTCTGCATCGTCAGACATAAGTTATTCTTGCGCGGGAGTTTCTTCTGGAGTTACGACTGGTTCTGGAGCAGGCTCTGGTGCTTTATTATTTTCACCAGATATAGATAGACCACCAAGTAAGCCGACAAACGCACCGAGAACAGTATTGAATGCTGGACCAATGATCGCTAGAATATCTTTATTATCAATCTGATCATTAGGTAAGAAAATACCAGCCATTAAAACAAGAACAACGGCAACGGTGATGCTTGCTAATGTTAATACTGTTACTTTTAAAATCCAACCGATAAGTTTATCTTTCTCACTCATTTTTTGCTTCTCCGTTTTCTTTATCTACTAATGCTTTTGTATCTAGAATCCATTTTTGTAATGCTTTTAATTGCTCTGCGTTTTGATAGCAGACTGAGTAGTTTCCGACGATTGTTCCGAGGGCTTGATTGTCTTTAATTCCTGAGGAGGTTGCATCAGAACTGAGGGCGGGGACGGCAGGTAAGGCTTTGGCACTAGAGTCGTGGAGGTACACCCAGCCATTAGAAAGGTCAAACTGAGAAGCAACATTATTTGTGGCTTGTTCCCTGTAAACATATTCTTTTTCCTTTACTGTTCTAACTTTATCAACATATTCAGTTACTACTTTGTTACTTATTTCACTATTTTTCTTTTCGAGTTCAGCAATCTTTGCGTTTGCTTGTGCTTCAAACTTGGCAATTTCAAGTTTTGATTTCTCTAAACCTTTAGAATATCCAAGTGCTAATGTGCCAGCAAGTATTAGCACAAGAGCAAGTATTCTATATGGTAAAGGAATGAAACTAAACATTAACTGATCCTATCATTTTACGAAGTTGAACACCAAGTTCTTTTTCACTTTTTTCACCGGATTTTTGATACTTAGTTTGTTTTTTCTTTGAAACAGGAACAATCTTTTCTGGATTGTCACCAGCACCGGCAACTCCTGCCGTACTTGTTGCTGGTGCTGCACCTTCTTCATTCACAAAGTCTTTAAATGATTTAACTTTCTTTCTGTCATAAGTTTTTCCAGAAGGTACAATCTTTTGACTATACTTTCCGCTTCTAAGGTCTCTTGCTATTGCAGAAGGAATTTTAAATGATTTTGACTTATGCATGATTATGCTTTCTTTGGATGATTAATCCTGATAATGCCGTCTGGGTCTACTTTGTTTGCGAAGACGCCAGCAGATTCATTCTTTACACCCTTTAGTCTTAGTCCAGACACAACACCATGACCTGGCTGACCTGCTGTTCTACCCGTAACGGCGTGACGATCAAATGTATTGTCATCGTTATCACCGTTAGCAATTGGATATCTCTTGCCAGTCTGAACGTCTTCCATGTGCGTTGGTGTAGGTACGCCTTTGCCTCTTTGATATACAGAAGCAACAACATGTCCCTTCTCTAGAGCATTGACAACGTGCTTGTCGTTTGACTCATCGTGTCCTGTTCCTGTGTGTGATAGACTTAGATGATAGTTCTTGGGAAGATTAGGATGTCCAACTCTGTTGTGCATCTTTGTATAGTCATAGAACTGTGCTTCACCGTGACGATCAAACATCTTAGGCATATGATGTTCCCAAGCGATATCTGATGTTACATTCAATCTTACGCCTGGCTTGTATCCTTTTTTCTTTGCACTCTTGACATGCTTGCCAATTTCATCATCAAGGATTCTGGCAGCGTGTTCTGGATGCATAGCAAGAAAATGTGTTCTTAATACTTTTGATCCTAATGCTTGATCGGGATACTGTCTGTTGCCACCGGCTTCTGTGCCTAGGCAATTCTTACGGCAATCCGATGATGCTCTTGCACACACATCGAATTTGTTTAGACCGCTTGTTGTGTGTGGTGCTAAAGCAAGACCGAGCGTGTGAACGCCTTCGCCTGTTGACTTCATAGTTTTGCCATTCTCACCTAATAGTGAAGGAGCAGATTTATATCCACGTTCTTTTGAGAATGCTTCTAGAGCCTTCTTTGATTCTTTTAGTTTTGCTTTACGGGTTGGCTCATCCTCTTTCGACATTTCTTCGTCGGCTTTTCTAAGTCCTTCACCCATCTTCTTATGAAGATTTTCGTTTTCGTTGGTAAGAGTATTACCAAGTTTGATCATGTGTGTAGTTCTAGGAAACTTCTTTTCAAAGGCAGCATTGTCTGGATGATCACCGCGCTTAATATCAAACACAGCAATTTCAGTTAATTCAGTTTCTTCTTTTAGAGAGTGACTGCTTGTTGTGTCTGAAGGACCAGATAGATGAAAAAGAAGATCGTGTAGAACTTTTGGTACTCCTACTAGATCACTCTCTGCTACTGCTTCTGTTATATACTGCCTAAAGTTTAACATTTTTATTTTCCTTTAATTACAATTCCATCTGCGGAGTGACATTGCTTTACGAGTAGGACGACCCTTTTCATCCTTCATTGGACCTTTCATGCCTGACATACGAGCGCAGAAAGACTTACGGCGCTTCCAGGCTTTTCCTCCCTTCTTGAGTTTGCTAGGAGGAGTAGTGACAGCAGTTTTAATGCCGAAGTGTTTGGCGCCCTTTGGAGTTAGACCAGCACCAGATTCAGTAGAGCGATAGTAACCTTTAGAGTCTGCTCCACGCTCTGTTAGAACTTCTTCTTCTACAGATTGACCTGGAGTATCTTTTCTATAAATTTTCGCTAAAGATTTAGTACCCCAAAATCTACTAGAAGATTCATTCTTATTCTTTGAAA